CCTAAAGCAGTATTACCTGCTCCTGTGATATTAACACCTAAAGTTCCATAACCCACTGCCACATTATTACTTGCTGTCGTATTAGCGTCTAAGGCTAAAGCTCCTACAGCCACGTTGTTAGCGCCTGTGGTTAATGCAGCACCTGCACTATCCCCAACAACAGTGTTTTGATTGCCTGTTAAAGCAGCCATTCCAGTGCCTTGACCAATGAGTACATTTTGAGAGCCTGTAGTAAGACCGCCACCCGCGTTGGTTCCCATGAGTACATTGTAAGAACCAGTAGTGACCGCATCACCGGCAAGGCCACCCATGAGAGTGTTTTGAATGCCTACGGTTACTGATTCACCTGTTCCGAAACCAACCGCTGTATTGTACATATTAACAGCACTAGCAGGGTTTTGAACCTGCAAAGCGGCTCTACCTATTGCTACGCTTCTGCTTCCTAATACGTTGGTTGTTAATGAGCTAAACCCAACAGCAGTATTTCCAGTGGCAGTTGTAGTAGCATCACCTGCTGTGTCTCCAATAAACGTATTCTCACCACCCGTAGTAAGTGCGGCTCCTGCACTCTTACCAACGGCTGTGTTCTGTGATCCTGTAGTATTAGCAGCTAGTGATAGGGTTCCTACTGCTGTATTTGGCCCGCCTGTGGTGTTTGCGCCTAAAGCCCCTTGGCCAACTGCTGTGTTTTGATTAGCTGTGGTATTAGAGTCTAAAGCTCCTGCTCCTACAGCAGTACTTGAGTCACCTGTGGTATTTTTCTCTAAAGCCTGATGACCTAAAGCAGTATTACCTGCTCCTGTGGTATTAACACCTAAAGTTCCATAACCCACTGCCACATTATTACTTGCTGTCGTATTAGCGTCTAAAGAATTACTACCAATAGCCACGTTGTTAGCGCCAGTTGTATTGGCTCGTAAAGCATCCTTACCAATTCCAGTATTATTAGCACCTGTAGAGTTTATACCTAACGAATCTACTCCAACGGCTGTATTGTTATCTGCGGTTGTTGTGTTAGATAAAGAAAAATATCCAATTGCGGTGTTTCCATCGCCTGTTGTTATTGCATCCCCCGCAAGACCACCTATGATTGTATTCTGGATTCCTGTGGTGATGTCGTTACCTGCAAGAGAGCCTATAGCTACGTTATATGCTTCAGCACCTGCATTTTGATTTTCAAGAGCTTGGCGACCAATAGCAACGTTACTTCCGTGTCCATCTTCTGTACTAAGAGCTAGATAGCCCAAAGCCACATTTTGACCACCTGTTGTTAATGCATCTCCTGCCCCGAATCCGATAACGACATTGTTATCACCCGTAGTCAAAGCCGTACCTGCCTCATCGCCCACGACCACATTATAATTACCACCGCTTGCGATGGAGTTACCTGCGTTGACACCTGCGCGGAAGTTACTTGTGCCTGCTGATGCCGTGATAATGTCTGCACCATCTGCAAAGGTTACATCGGCTGCAAAGGTTACAGCGCCTGTAACACCTAGAGTACCACCAACGGTCATATCATCGGTAACGGTTAAATCATCGCCTACAGTAAGATCATCAACTTTTGTAACGCCTGCTAGATTTACATCGGTTAACAAGTCATGAACAACAGCTCCTGAACCTAAACCATCCCCTGCAATTGCTTTAACTTCTCCTGCAAGAATTGCTACGTTAGCCCCACTACCCTGCGTAAATGTAAGAGTTGCGGAGGTAGCGTTCTCCATAATATACATCTTAGATGAAGTATTTGGCAAAAGGCTTATGGTGCAAGCTTGCCCTCCTCCCGTAAGTTTTAGATACATATTTCTATCTGCATCTAAAGCTCCATCCGCTAGAGTAATATTATCAGTCGAAGCGTTCGCTATGGCTCTTGTTCCATATCCAAAAGCCTGACCAATCATCTCAAGATTTGTATTGGTTTCTGATCCCCAAGTACCTGCGGAATCGCCTGTTGCAATTTCCTTAAGTCTTAGATTATTGACGTATGTTGCCATTTAAGCTACCTCTTCCCAGTTAGGGTTTTGACTATTGCTAATTATTGCGTAATTTGGAATTTGCCCTGTGTTGATTAAACTCCACACTTGAACTGATTGCGTTAACGCCTGCGCTTCAATACCTATAACAGATATTACAGCTTGAGCATCAGGATCAACAACCCCTTGACTTACCGTAACACCAAAACCAGAAACCGATAAGTTGTTATTTGTTATTAATGTTTCATCGCCTAACCCAAGGGTAGACGCTACAGCAGATACGCCAACAACCGCAAATGCTTGGACTGCTACAGCCCCTAAGCTTGTTGTTGCTAAGTTGTTGGTTACAGGTACATCAGCATTTGCCTGTACAGTTTCGCTACCAAGGGCAGATGTTCCTGCAACCCCAGTAACGACAACAGGTATAGGCTCACCCCATGTAAGCTGTCCCCATCCACCTCTGCCAAAACCATTTACAATAGCCATTAGTTACTAGGCTATTCTAATAATTGCATTTGACGCATCGGCTGTTGGGAACTGTATTGTAAAGTCTCCTGCTGTAGATGTTTTATCTCCGCCAAAAGCTAAGACGCAAACCGCCTTGTCGCTGTTAGTGTCGTTATAAATAAGGCAACCATTTGCTGTAATAGTAGCGTTGCTAAAGGTTAAATCAGCAAAATCAGTAAACGCTGTCGTTCCTGATGTTGTTGGATTTACATTAGTTAATGCTGCACCTGTAGCCGTATAGTTAGTACCACTTGCTTCATTTGAGCTAGAGTAAGCAGTTGTTGTTGCGCCTAAACTAGCGGAGCTTGTATACAAGGCTAACTTAAACGAATTACCACCTGATGCTAGGAAGTTATGAGTCCCCTCCATCAGTTCTTTCTTAAACGAAGTACACATTGCTTGCGTAATTGACATTATAATCTCCTAATAATTTCTGCTACATCTTTATGTTGATTTTGTTCAAGTAGAGCGACAAGTGTTGTTCTGTCGCTTTTTATTGCTTGTTCCATATAGAACATTACAACCTTCTGTACTTGATCCTTAAACGCTTCTGCTTGATCTTTAATTGCAGGATGACAACTCCCACCTACAGAAACAATTCTACTTGTTGCCCTGTCAGCCCAATGACTCGCATCAAGACCTTTGTTTTCTGATGTAACAACGCTAACAACACCCGCTTGAGCCATTCCTACCTCAATCATACCTAATTTCTCCCTTGACGTACTGCACCAGACCTATAGCTGTCTGTAGTTCCGTAACCTTCACCCAGAGTCTTTAGTCTAGCAACCGCCTCAATGTACTGCGCTTGATAAAGCTGTAACAATTCAGCGTCACCCTTAAGGAATGTGTATGACTCAACTAGGCATCCATAAAGCAATGCATTCTCGGCATTATCGCCTAACCAAGTTGTTCCTGAAGAAGCTACAGTGATTGACTCAGGTCTATAAAAGTAATGAAGCTCAACAACAAAAGATGAGCTTGGCGTTGGCGCTACTATAATTGTACTTTCGTTAAAGACAGCATAATACTTAGGAACGCCTGTGACTGTTGCTACAGGGTAAGCTTCCCTAATAAAGTTAACGTCTTTGTTTAATAGATATTCATACCCACTGTTATCGACAGCTAAAGAATAAAGCCCTAAATAATCAGTTGGAGCAGAAAGATATTGGTTATTAGCAGTTAAAGAGCCTGTTACATTCTTTCTAAAATCAGGAAGCTGAACTTCTTTAAGAATTCTTTCTTCAGCCTGCGTAATAATATTAGGAAGATTATCTACAAAAGTAGTCTCTGTAGTTTCTAAATAGTCTTGTATTGTATTCTTTAGCGTAGTGTATGTGAATGCCATTAGCTTATTACCACCTTAACTTCTCCTGCGTTGCATTCTATATCTAGCCCAACTGTACGGCTTCCTAGCTTAGTAACACCGCCACCAACAGGGTTAAACGCAAATAACTTTCTGCTTTCATCCAAAGCTCTGTCTGGCCGTGGATTTCTTAACGCTTCATTGTCTGTAAAAGCAATTCTTCCAAGCTGTAGTTGAGGCTGATCAACATCTACAACATCTCGACCAACCAGTAATCCAGTTGGTCTTTGGTTTTCAATCTGAGGCACTAGGTCTGTTAGCTTGTAACGAAACCCAGTCCTATCGCAAAAGCCAAAAGCTTTCTTGCCTCTGGAGGCTGTCAAAGGGTGTATCCTCCGGGAGTTACACGCAATGATGCCTTCTCTCTATCTGCGTCTGCGGCAAGGTTCCACTGCTCCTCATACTCTATCTTAAGCAAAGGAGCCTTTGCGTTAGACTCTGTGTACTTAACACTGAGTTGGTAAGCAAGACCTGCAACCAAACACGGAAGAAACCGCATAGGGACATCCATATTATTTGATGCAGGTGATCCCGTGTCTTCTACTCTTTCTAGATAATAAAAAACAAGAGTGTATGTATTTCTGCTGTCAGGCACAGGCCATAGGTTAACAGTAACTCCGCTAGGACTTTTTTCAAGGAAATACTGCAAAGGCTTTCCTTCTGTTAACTTGTTAGCAAGATGAGCGTACTGGCTTACAGATATACTGGTCAATGTTTGATCAAACTGGTTACTAGAGTTTCCAGAATTTGTTCTTACAAAAGCCTCAATGATGTCAAAAACTTCGCTATTTAAAGGATATGATCCATCGCTTGCAGTTAATGCTTGCGTTCCTTCCCTTACAGTCCAAAGGTTTAGCCCTCTGTTCTGCCATTCAAGCATAAGAAGATTGATGCTTCTTCTAGCGGTTCTATAGTCATAACCACTACGCAATTCTAGGCCTGCTCTTTCAAATGCCTCTTCAATGGCATCGCCAAGGTCTAGATTGAAGTTGTATGTTCCGCTAGTTGCCATCTTTATTTCCTTTTGGATTTAGCCCCAGAACACTTCCATCTTTTTCTAGATAGGTTATTGGGCGTATTAGGGTCATTTTGTTTTTCCTTAGAAAGCCCTTTCTTTATGCCAAGGCTCCTAGCGCAGTAGCTGTCTCCCTTGGAGGTTCCTGCCCGAACTCTTGGCCCACCGCCTTTAGCTTTGCCTGCTTGACCATAGCTAACCTTCTTTCCTGATGAGGTTATTTTAACCTTTGCTTTGCCTTTTGCAGGCTTTCCTGTAGGCATTATCTATAACTCTTTGTTTTTTTCGCAATTTTTTTAGGCTGAGAACTGTGCTGTTTCCCTTTTTTTGTGTCTTTTTTCTTCTTTCTGCTTGTTGCAGCGTATTCCTTGCTAGATAAACTCTTAATTGCTTTCTCAGGCAAATATCTTTCACCAGTTGCTTTTTTGCCCTGCGTACTAGGCTTTCCGCTCTTGGTTTTCCATTTTTGCTTTGTCCACTTCTTAAGGGACTTTTGAGATTCAGCTAAAGCCATCTACTTAAACGCTTTCGGCTTGGCTTTTATCTTAGCTTTCGCCTTAGCTGACAAGTCTTTTAGGTGAAATAATTTTACACTCGTCTTGGTGTGTGACTTGTTAGTGTGTAAAGTCCCATCAGACATCTTATGGCTAGAGCCTTTATGCTCTGTACCATCTTTTTTGTAATGTTTAACGCCTTTCATTTGTATCCTCCACCTGAAGCTTTGTATGCTTTAGCGAGCATCTGAGCCTTTCTTGCAGACCACTGACCTGCCTTACCGCCTTTAGACCCCGCTTTAATTCTAGAAAACTGACGCTTACGCATAGTAGGCTTTGTATAGTTTCCCGCTTCGTTTACCGTTGACTTTGGTTTTGATTTAGCTTTTTTTTCTGCCATTTCTAGACCTATTTACTTTTTTAGAAGTAACTCTTAAGTTGCTTGGCGAGTTGTTGCTTGTATTTCTATCTTTATGATCGACATCTTTATTGTCGCCTTTTTTAACAAGGCCTCTCTTTTCCATTAACTTTCTGGCTTTATTACGCTCTGCCCTGCGTTTCTTCTCTTCAGGTCTGGAGTGAAAGTTCTCATACTCTTTCTTGTAATTTCTAGCCATAAGATTTAATTACTTTCATAATGATACTATAAGTGTCACCGCTAGAGTGTCCTACGGTTGTTAGCATGATATCACCAGTTACTCCGCTACCTGCATTGTTAGGTATTCCAGAAAATCCAGAAAAATCTAACTGATCAGAGTAGTCAGCGATGAGATGCCACGCTAATACGTCTGTAGAGGCATCAAACAAGACTTTTACGCTCATGCCTACAGTGCTGTACCAAATATTGCTTATGTCCACCCTAGAGCAAGCCTGACCCGTCATAGGGTCTTTGGTGAGGGCAGATACGTCAATTTTCTTGACTGCCGCTTCTCCAGAACCATCGCTGACATTGGTAAACTTAAATGTGGCAAATTTAGCCCCATCTGTAATTGTTTGTGTTGCGACTGCATCAGCCATTATATTCTCCTAAAAGAAAGGGGCGCATAGCACCCCTTAATATTTAACAATTACGCTACTTGAACGTACTCAATAATAAAAGTAAACGATCCTGCTGTAGTAGCATTAACGGTGTTAGTAATGTTACAGAAGATGTTGCGAGCTACTGCCGAGTATTGCACAGAAGCGGGAGCAGTTGCTCCATCTTGAGTTTGCAGAACTAAAGCGGTTAATGTTACGTTACCGACAACAACAGTTGTTCCTGCATCTAGAATCTCATCAGCTTGAGTCGCAACAATTTGTGCGCCAGAAGAAGAAGTTCCAACTTCATAACCAATATCACCTGAACCAATAAC